TCCGCATGCCGGTGGGAACCGGCGATTGCGTGATGAACCGGATCTGCCGGAAGTTTGAGGAGGCCTTCGACGGCTACGTTGGGAGGCACAACGCCGCGGTGAAGTTCGACTATCGAATGCTCAGGAGCGAGGCGGAATATCTCCCGAAGCAGTATTACGCGGTCAAGAAGTTGTACGAGGATTATAACCGGAGGATCTCCAGCTACAAGGTTTTCGCGGACTACGAGCGGATGGACGAGCTGGATTCCTTCACGACGCTCTCGGCGATGGATGAAGAGTTCCGCAAGGAGTGCAGTCTGATCTGTCCGAATGGCAGGGAGCTGTGCAACATCGTACTGGATCTGTGCTACACCAGGAGCGCAACGAAGCGCTTCGCGTGGACGATCTGCGGCGATGATATTATCCGGAACCTTCTGGAGCACAACGGGAATCAGATCCGCTTCCCGACCCTCTGCGAAGAAGGAGAGATTGAATACGGCGGGAAACGGTTTGCGGTGGAAACGAAAGAGATTGAGGTGGATGAATGGCAATTGTACTGAACGAACACGAATGGGCGGAGGACATGATCACGTCGCGGTCTCTCGGGAAGAAGCCGTATGAGACGCTGTACCGGGTGGCGCGGTACTATCTGGACAGCGGGATTCCGAAGAAGGAGGCGCGCCGGATGCTGGACGCGTTCCTGCTGCAGTGCGACCCGACGGCTTCCCTCCCCCGCTGGTCGGATTCGCTGGACGCCGCCATGGCGCACGCGCTGAAGTATGAGGCGATCGAGCTGGAAGGCGTGGACATCACGAAGCCGGAAATGGCTAAGATCGACGCGCTGCAGGGAAAGCAGACGAGGCGGCTTGCCTTCACGCTCCTGTGCCTGGCGAAATATTGGAACGCGGTGTCGAAGAAGCAGGACGGATGGGTCAACTCCAAGGACAGCGATATCATGCGCATGGCGAACATCAACACCTCGATCAAGCGGCAGAGCCTGATGTTCCACAGTCTGAACGAGTGCGGGATGATTCAGTTCTCCCGGAAGGTGGACAACACCAACGTGCGGGTATGCTTCATGGAGGACGGCGAGACCGCTTTACATATTACGGATTTCCGGAATCTCGGGTATCAGTACCTGAAGTATCACGGCGGGGATTATATGACCTGTGCCAACTGCGGCATCGTGACAAGATCGGATAAGGTGTCGGAACGTGGCCCAGGGCAGAAGTACTGCAGGGAGTGCGCGGCGCAGATCAAGATCCGCAAGAACATTGAATCGGTGTACAGGCTTCGGCAGAAGAGAGCGGAGGCCAGCTGAAAAAGCGGAAATGTTGGAAATAATTCGAGCCCGGAAGCCCAGTAATTACTGGGCTTTTAAGGCATTTGATGGGGCACTATAATGGAGGGGAAATAACAAAACGTTCTCTCCGAATCTATCAGAAGAAAAGGATGATGAAATGGTTCCTATTACGAAGGACGAAAAGTTTGCAATTCTTGAGCGTTTCCCGAAGACGAACATTGTCAGAACAATGCGCCAGAGGTCGAAGCGTCATCACTACTACTGCGAGGAAGCGCCGCAGGTCATGCGCCTTCTGAACAGCATTCGCGGGAAGGAAGACCGGCATGCAGCTAAGTCGTCTGGACGGCGAGTCTAAACTGCAGCATCACAAGAGGCTTGTGGACGGCAAGCTTGTTGACAAGACTCTTGCGGATATCGACTACTCGGAACTGGCGGAGTATGTGTACGGGCAGCCGTACTCATCGGATGTCGCGAGACGGATGATGTACGGGAGCAAGAAGACACTGGAACTTCTGGAAGAAGAAGGAAGATCCGAGATCACAGGCACGGAACTGGCGACGGAGCTGGACGTGAAGATGGCGGAGCTCCAGAAGGAGCGGCAGAAATTCTTTGACCAGCGGATGGCCTACAGCAAGCTCCTGCGCGATCGGGCGCGGGAGGAAGAACTCAACGAGATCATCGAGCGCTGCGTGGCGGCCGGAAATCTCCCGGAGCTGGTGTTTGAGGACACGGTCTGTCACCACTTCACCGGCGACACCACGCTGCTGGTAAGCCTGAACGACATCCACTACGGCGCGACATACGAAAACGCCTGGGGTCGGTACAACTCCTCCATCTGCGCGCAGATGATGGAGCGGTACGCCGAGCGCGTGATCGAGATCGGCAGCAATCACCTCTGCGAGGACTGCGTGGTCTGGTGTGCCGGAGATGTAATTTCCGGGAATATACACCGCAGCATCCAAGTCAGCAACAAGGAGAACGTGATCGAACAGATCATGGGCGTGAGCGAACTCATCGCCCAGTTTCTCGCGGTACTGAGCAGGCAGTTCCGCACGGTGCGCTTTGTAAGCGTGGCCGGGAATCACAGCCGGATCGAGCCGAACAAGGACAAGGCAATTACCCAGGAGCGCCTGGACGACCTGGTGGAATGGTATCTGGCGGCGAGGCTGCAGAACTTTGAAAATATCATGATCGACGACGAGCACAAGATGGACTCCACCATGAGCCTCTTCAGCGTGCGCGGGCAGAACTACCTGATGGTACACGGCGACTTTGACGGCAGCATCGGCAAGGTGCAGGCGCTGCGGGCCATGGTGAAGGAGCCGCTCTACGCGATTCTCTCGGGGCACATGCATCACAACCAGACGGACGTGGTGCAGGGCGTGAGGACCGTGATGGCCGGGAGCTTTCAGGGAATGGATCAGTTCTGCGTGGAAAAGAGAATTGTCGGGCAGCCGGAGCAGATGATCTGCGTCTGCGACGAGAACGGGATACGCTGCCACTATGACATCGCACTGAACCGTTAATTGACGCGCGCGTTTGCGGATGCGCGCTTGCCGGGACGGCATTTCGTCGTCCCGGTTTTTATTATGATACGACATGGGACCGGCGGCGCAAAGGGGTGGTGCCCGAGGCGAAGCCATGGCCGAATCGGATGGCCGACTATAAACTGTGCGAGAAGGTTAATCGCGCCGAGTCGCCGGTCTATTTTTATACTGCGGGTTGGAGGAGCGGTTTCCTTACCGGCCTCATAAGCCGGAGACGTATGTTCGAATCATACACCTCGCAACCATGGGGCACCAATGCACATTGTGGAAATCAGAGCGGGTCCACCTTCTGGGCTCACCGTAACAGCCGGACTTTATTTTATTTTCGGGGGTGACACTGAATGGGCAGGAGCACGAAGATGAATTCCATCACCTCTCCGGAAAAGCTCAGTCAGGTCAATCCGGAGAACATGAAACTCATGCGTGAGTTTCTGAACTATCTGCGCTCGGTGCAGCGCAGCGAGACCACGATCCACGGTTACGAGAACGACCTTCAGATCGCGTGGGTGTGGTGCCTCGAACAGAACGACAACAAGTTCTTTGTCCGCTGGACAAAGCGCAACATCGTCGCGTACCAGAACTGGCTGCTGTATACCAACGAGAACAGCCCGGCGCGGGTGCGGCGGATGAAGGCGGCACTCTCGTCTCTCGCCAACTACGTGGAGAACGTGCTTGACGACGAGTATCCGAACTTTCGGAACATCATCAACAAGATCGAGAATCCGGTCAACCGGCCGGTGCGGGAGAAGACCGTCTGGGAAGAAGAGCAGATCGAGGATCTGTTAAAACAGCTGGTCGAAAAGAAGCAGTACGAGAAGGCGTGCATGCTGGCGCTTGGCGCTTACGGCGGCAGGCGCAAGGCAGAGCTCTGCCGGTTTCGCGTGTCGGACTTTCGGCCGGACAAGCTTGTCTGCGGCGGGGCGCTTTACAAGAGCGCGCCGATCAAGACCAAAGGCCAGGGCGGCGGGAAGATGATCCCCTGCTACACGCTGGCAAAGAAGTTTCAGCCATATCTTGACTATTGGATGAGGGAGCGCAATGCGCGCGGTATTGAAAGCGAATGGCTGTTCCCGGACGCATCGGATCCGGAGAAACAGATTTCGATCTCGACGGTAAACAGCTGGGCGAATACCTTCAGCAGATTATCCGGCGAGAATTTTTACTGGCACAGCCTGAGACATGCATTCACCACCAGTCTTGCCAAGGCAGGCATTCCGGACGGAGTCATCCAGACGATCGTCAACTGGGAGTCCGCAGATATGGTCAGAATCTACAAGGACATTGACGCGGACGAAGAGATCGGGATGTATTTCCGGGACGGCGAGATCGTCGCGCCGGAACAGAAGTCCCTGGGCGATCTCTGAACGAACGGAGAAAAGGAGAGAATGCAATGGTAAGAAAAGAATTAATCCGGCGCATGGCGGAGGTCATGCGCGAGAACGAGGTCCGGAAGCCGATCTCGATTCCGAAGCAGGTGTTTCACATCTCGGACGACGAGGGCAACCACAAGGACTTCACGGTAAAGAAGATAGACAAGACCGTTCTGTACACGGCGGACGACGTGGAAGCGGTGCTGGACGCGCTGGAATACGTGATCCACGAGGCAATCCGCGCCGGCGAGGAAATCAGCATCCGCGGCTTCGGCACCCTCGGCCTGAGATACCGCAAGCCGAGAATCCAGCGCAACGTCATGGACGGGCAGCCGGTGGAGGTGGAGGGGCGCTTTGTCCCGCACTTCATCTGCGGCAACGACCTGAAGCGCTGCGCCCAGGTCTACGAGCAGTCCATCAGCGACCGGATGATCAACGAACCTCTGCCGATCTTTCGGGACGACGGGGACGGTGAATAACAATGCCGATTGAAGTCGGCAGCGAGAAGGCGATCTGCTGCCGATGCGCAACGGCGTACGGACGGAAGAAGGGAAACTTCCCGGTCAGCTACGCGGCGATGTACAAGGGCAGCGGGTATCTGCCGATCTGCAAGAGCTGCGTGGACACGATGTACAACAGCTATCTGCAGCAGTGCGACGGCGACGCCAAGCAGGCGGTCCGGCAGATGTGCAGGAAGCTGGATCTCTACTGGAACGAGCAAATCTTCGACACGGTGGAGGTCAAAGCGACGACGCGCACGGTGATGACCAACTACCTCACGCGCATCAACAGCATCAAGTACGCCGGGAAATGCTATGACGACACGCTTCTCGCGGAAGGAGCCATGTGGCGCTTCGGGAAAATCGCGCCCGCGCCGGAGGAGGAGACGCCGCCCTTGCCGGAGGACAGCGCGCTTCGCGCGGATCCGGACGACCGGGCGGTCAGCATCGAGGACATCCCGACGGAGGTCATCGAATACTGGGGGCCTGGCTATCGCCCGAGCATGTATCAGGATCTGGAACAGCGGCGCATCTACTGGATCAACAACCTGCCGGACGGCATGACGCCGGACGTTGGCATGGAGGCGCTGATCAGGCAGATCTGCGTCCTGGAAATTGACATCAACAGAATCAGCGCGTCGGGCAAATCGGCCGACAAGCAGATCGGCATGCTGGACAAGCTGATCAGTTCCATGAACCTGAAGCCGGGACAGCGCGGAGACGACGCCGGATATGAAAAGACGCCCTTCGGCGTCTGGATCGACCGTCTGGAACATGACAGGCCGGTGCCGGACCCGGATCCGGAGCTGAGCGACGTGGACGGAATCATCCAGAAGATCAGCATCTGGTTCTACGGGCACGCCAGCAAGATGCTCGGCATCAAGAACATGTTCAGCAAGCTGTATGAAGACAAGATGCAGGAATACCGGATTGAGCGCGCCGACACCGACGAGGACGACGATGACGAAGAACTCTTCAATCGGATCTTCGGGGGCGGCGATGGATGAACGGCCGGTATAACAGGATCCTGGAAGGAGTGGCGCTGTGGACGGCGTACTATCGCGCCAACATCCACCGCTTCGCGAAAGACTATCTGCATCTGGAGCTGCACTGGTTCCAGAAGATCCTGCTGTTTATGATGAACATCAACCTTGTGGCGGTATACATCGGAAGCCGAGGCCAGGGCAAGACCTGGATCTGCGCCGTTTTCTGCTGCTGCAAGGCAATTTTATATCCGCATTCGAAAATATGCCTGGCGTCTGGAACAAGAGGCCAGGCCTATCAGATTATCGAAAAGATCCAGACGGATCTGGTTCCATACTCGGAAGAGCTGAAGAACGAGATCGACTGGAAAGCGTCCAGATTTAACGGGACGCAGGCGATCGTGTACTTCCGGAACGGAAGCTTCATCAAGGTGGTCACCTCCGGCGAATCGGCGCGAGGCAACCGCGCCCACGTTCTGATTTTGGATGAGTTCCGGCTCATCGACAAGGACACGATCGACACCATTCTCAGAAAGTTCCTCTCCTCCAAGCGCGAACCGCTCTATTCCGAACTCACAAAGGAAGAAAAGCTGGCGCAGAAGGAGAAAGAAAAACTGCAGACGCTCTACTTCAGCTCCGGCTACTATCAGGATCACTGGAGTTATCGCAAGAGCGCGGACACCTTCCTGCGCATGCTCAAGGGGCGCAGCGAGTTCATCGTTGGTCTGCCCTGGCAGCTGGCCGTGGAGGAAGGCATGCTTCCCATGGACGACGTGGAGGCGCAGATGTCGGAGGCCGACTTCACGGAAGTGAAGTGGGCAATGGAAATGGACGCCATGTTCTGGGGAGCCGGAGACGGCTCTTTCTTTGAATATGAGACCGTGGCGAAGAACCGGCACCTGAAGTATCCCATGTTTCCGGAGAAGCTGGCGGATAAAGTTGCGGGCACGAAGAACGCCAACCTCATCCGTATCCAGCCGAAGGCGGCCGGAGAGCTTCGCATCTTATCCGCGGATATCGCGCTGATGAGCTCGAAGAAGCACAACAACGACGCCACCGCCATCTTCGTCAACCAGATGTCGCCGACCAAATCCGGACGGCACACGCACAACATCATCTGGACGGAGAGCATGGAGGGCAGGCGCGCGGACGACCAGGCGCTGGTGATCCGAAAGCTCTTTGACGAGTACGACTGCGACTATATCGTATTGGACTGCGGCGGCGTGGGCATGAGCGTGTACGACGCGCTGGCCAAGGACATCGTCGATCCGGACACGGGCGAACAGTACCCGGCACTCTCCTGCTGCAACGACCCGAGCATGGCGGAGCGCTGCACGGTGATCGGAGCGCCGAAGGTGATCTGGTCGATCAAGGCAAACGCGCAGATGAACAACGACTGCGCGGTGCTGCTGCGCGAAGGGTTCCGCAGCGGAAGGATCCGCCTGCTCATGAACGAGTATGACGCGGAGGATCTGCTGTCGGAGATCGGCGGCTACCAGAAACTCAACCCGCCGGAGAAGCTTCAACTTCAGAAGCCGTACATCAACACAACGCTGCTGGTGAGCGAGCTGGTACAGCTTCAGCATGAGGAATCCAACGGCAGGGTCAAAATCTATGAAAAGACGGGAATGCGCAAGGACCGCTATTCCAGTCTTGCCTATAACTATTACGTGGCGATCCAACTGGAAAACAAGCTCGGCCGGCGCAGTACCTCAGACGCGTCGGTGGCGGACACCTTTGTGATCAAGCCACCATCCACATTCCACAGAAAGGCGGTGAGCAGGACATATGGCGGCACGAGGAACAAAACGTGGTAACGGGCAGAAAGAGCAGGAAGTCCGGAAGGACGACTTTGCGGGTCTGTTCGGCCTGTCAAAGAAATTCGCGAATCTGAACAGGCTGATTCTCAGAGACCTGAACAACTACACCACCGCTCCGACCTTCTCTCTGTTTACCAAAGACGACATCGCAACTTACCTAACCAATCCGTATCGCTATGAGAAGCAGCTTCGCATGGCGGTCAACTATATCTACAACGCGAGCTCGCACTTCCGGCGGCTGATCCAGTATTTTGTCGGGCTCACGCTCTGGTCGTACATTGTGGAGCCTTACCGCATCGATCCGGCGAAGGCGAATGTACGCATCACCAACAACAACTACAGGCGCGTGCTGAACTTACTCACGACCATGAACATCAGTACGCAGTTTACGGACGTGCTGACGGTCTGCCTGCGGGAGGACGTGTACTACGGCACCCTCTGGGTGACGGGAGACGACATCACCCTGCAGCGGCTTCCCAGCGACTACTGCAGAATCGCGACCATCGAGGGAACGGTGGCCAACGTCTGTTTCGACTTCTCGTACTTCGACTCGCACCTGGCGCTGCTGGACAACTACCCGCCGGAGTTCCGGAAGAAGTACAACCAGTACAAGAACAACAGGCGGCTGAGATGGATCGACCTGGACAGCCCGAACTCGTTCGCGGTCAAGTGCAACCGGGACATCATGGAGTACGCCATCCCGCCCTTTGCGGGGATCCTGCGCTGGCTCTACGACCTGGAGGATTATGAGACGCTGAAGCTCACGAAGACGGCGCTGGAGAACTACGCGATGATCGCGATGAAGATCCCGCTGAACGACGACGGGAGCTGGGGCATTGACCTGGACAAGGCCAAGGAGTTCTGGCGCAACCTGGACGGGGTGCTTCCGGAGGAGATCGGGTCGGTGCTGACGCCGATGGAACTGACGAAGATCAGCTTCGAGAAGTCCAACGCCGGAGACACCAACAACATCGCCGACGCGCACCAGAACATCTTTACCGCGGCGGGCGTGAGTTCCCTTCTGTTCAACAACGAGAAGGCCTCGGCCAACGCCCTGCTGCTTTCCATCAAGGCGGATCAGGAGATCACCTACGGCATTGTCAAGAGCATCCGGGATGTGATCAACCGCTTTGTGCAGGCGCAGAGCTACGGCAAGAACTGGTACGTGAACATCCTGAACGTGTCGGTGTACAACCAGAAAGAGATGGGCGATGCGTACCTGAAGTCGGCGACCTACGGCCTGCCGACGGTGTGCGCCTACGCCGCGACCTACGGGATCGGGCAGGCAGAGCTGGACAGCATGAGCTTCCTGGAGACGCAGGTTCTGAGCCTGCAGAAGATCTTCAAGCCCATTGTGAGCTCGACGCAGATGTCCAACACCACGACAGACATCGAGAGCAGGGCCGCCACGGACGAGGGCGGCGCACCCACCAAGGAAGTCGGGGAGATCTCGGAGTCCGGTGAACAGAATCAGGAAGATGCCTGATGGAAAAGTTTATCTACGTTTTTGATACCGCCGCGCGGGACGTGCTCGCGCAGGCGGGATTTTTACTGCTGAAAAGCGATGAGCGAAATCACATGTGGGTCTTTGCCGAAGATGAGACCGTGTGCTTCGACCTGGAAGCCGCGGACTTCGACATGGTCCGTTCGGACACGCTCACGTTTTAGCGAAAGGAGGCTGCGATGAAAGAGACAATGCATCTGACGTTCGCATCATCTTTCGCGGGTATCGAGGAATTTGACTCAAGGTTCGATAAGGGCATCATGCGGGTCGCCTATCCGGGCGACAACCGAAACGGCAGCTCGATCGCGAAAGAGGATTTCGAGCGGGCCATCGGCACGATGTACAACTGCCCGATCGTCTGCAATTACGACCGCGCGACGGACACCCTCGGCGGGCACGACATGGAGCTTGCCAAGGGCGCGGACGGAAGCGTGCGGATCGTAAACGCCACGGATCCCGTGGGCGTTGTGCCGGAAAGCGCACGCCACTGGTGGGAATGGGTGACGGACGAGGACGGCGTGGAGCGGGAGTACCTCTTCGTGGACGCGCTTCTGTGGAAGCGGCAGGAGGCATACCGGAAGATCAAAAACGACGGCATCACGGCACAGTCCATGGAGATCACCGTGAACCGCGGCAAAAAGATCGACGGCGTGTACCACATCTACGACTTCACGTTTGAGGCCTTCTGCCTCATCGGCGTGACGCCCTGCTACGAAGGAGCCGCGCTGGAGCTGTTCTCCAGCAATGAGTTCAAGACAAAGCTCTCTGAGATGATGCAGGAGCTCAAGGAAACATTTTCTAAGGTGACCCCCTCTTCGGAGGTTCACGATACACACCCACAAAACATTCTGACGGAAGGAGGAGAAAAGGTATTGCACGAGAAAACTGAACTGGCCGCGCGCTACGGCATTGATGTAAACGCGCTTGATTTCAGTCTGGACGACTTCACGCTGGAAGAGCTGACGGAGAAGTTTGAGGCGATGCAGGCAGAGGCGGCAACGCCCGCAGCCGAGGAAGCCGCAGCGGAACCCGCAGCCGCGGAAGCGCAGGAAGAGGCCGCGCAGGCAGAAGCAGCCCAGGCCGCAGAGGCCGCGGAAGCGGAAGCAAATGCAGCCGCTGCCGAGGCAGAGGCACAGGCAGCCGCAGCGGAAGCGGAATCCGGCAGTTTTGCCCTCACCGGCACGGTGCTGAACGAAATCATCGCAAGTCTCGGACAGGTCACCATGACGGACGAATGGGGCACCTGGCCGCGGTACTGCTATGTGGACTGCGACATGGAGCTGGGCGAGGTCTACTGCTGGGACTGCACGGACTGGCTGCTGTACGGATTCAAGTACGCGATGGACGGTGACGCCGCCAAAATCGACTTTGAAAGCAAGCAGCGGATGAAATACACCATCGTCCCGTTTGACGAGGGCGAGCAGGCATCCCCGTTCGCGGAGACATTCCGGCGCATGGCAGACGCGCTCAAGGAGAGCGCGGAGCTGAACGAGAAATACCAGGCCGCCTCCGACACGATTACGGCAATGGAGACAGAGCTTGGCGATCTTCGCCAGTTTAAGGCTGACACCGAGTCGAAGGCGCTGCAGAGCGCACGGGAAGAAGTCTTTGCTCAGTTCGAAGACCTGATCGGTGTCGAGGCGTTTGAGGATCTGCGGGCGCACTGCGAGGAAATCAGCGACATGAGCGCGCTGGAGGAAAAGTGCTTTGCGATCCGCGGCAGAATCGGAACGCCGGCGAAATTCTCCATGACGGAGAAAGCGCCGAAGCTGAAAGTTGTCCGCGAAGAGGACAGCTATACAAAGGAGCCCTACGGCGGGCTCTTTGCCCGCTTCGGAATTGAAGCGGAATAACAACTAAGGAGGATATGAATATGGCTAATCATGCAGTCGTACGCCTGGACCGTCTCGAAGGTACCGGCGACAGCAATGCCCTGATCTCTATCGAGTATCTCGGCGCAAACGGAAGCACCCCCACCGATATCGACAACGGCAACGTCCTGAAGGTCGGCAACCTGATGGCGATCGACGCCACCAAAGGTATCTATGAGCGCGAAGTGTTTGTCGGCGCGGCCTGCGCGGCCGGCGACAAGCTGGAAGACATCGTTTTCGTCGCTTCTCCCGAAGTGATGTACGACGAGCGTCTCCGCGGTCTTGAAGATTTCTACAATGTGAAGGGTCATGCGGCACGCGCCTATCGTCTGCGTTCCGGCGACATCTTCAGCGTCACCAAAGACGCACTTGACGGCGTTGCCAGCCCCGCGGTCGGCAATGTGGTCGAGCTGAAGGCAGGCACCAAGCTGAACGTTGCGGCTTCCGCTACCAGCGGTTCCACGCAGGTCGGCAAAGTCATCGCGATCGACGTCGTGGGTCGTTACACCTTCTACGTCATCAAGGTTGACTAATCCAAAACCGGAAAAAGGAGGATAGCACAATGGCTAATTTCGATATGAACGAACTGATCAAAGTTGCCCGCGACGGCTACAAGGGCAGCGTTGAGAAGTTTTCCGTAGGACAGTCCCAGCAGCTTCTGCGCGAGGCGCTGGTGGAAGCCAACCATGGCAAGACCACCCTGGACTATAAGGCAATGCGCCGCGGCGAAGGCAAGGAAGTCTTCGCCATTATTGAAGAGCTCATCCCCGTTGTGATCCATGAGGGTCTCGTGGGCGACGAGTATTTCATGAACCTGGTCGACTACCGCAACGTCGCCGAGGGCGACCAGAACTCCTTCGTCGTGGAGGACAACAACCTCTTCGTCGTGTCCCGCGCCGCCAACGGCACCCAGGCGATCCGTCGCCAGCGCCTCGGCGGACAGACCGAGACCCCGATCGAGACCGACCTCTTCATCGTGAAGATCTATGAGGAGCTCAACCGCATCCTCGCCGGCAAGGTCGACTTCAACGACTTCGTCAACAAGGTCGCCGAGTCCTTCCGCCGCGACATGCTGAATAAGATCTATGCTCTGTGGAGCAACGCCACCGCAGCCCAGATGGGCGGCACCACCTACTTCCCCGCTGCCGGCGCTTACAATGAGGGCGCCCTGCTCGACCTCATCGCCCACGTGGAAGCCGCGGCCGGAAGCAAGGCTACCATCATCGGCACCAAGAAGGCGCTTCGCAACCTGAAGGAGGGTATCTTCAGCGATCCCGCTCAGGCTGCCAAGGACGAAATCCACAACCTCGGCTACTTCGGCAAGTTCTACGGAACTCCCTGCGTGGAGATCCCGCAGCGTCACAAGGTTGGATTCAATGGCACTACCACTCAGAACGACAACGGCTTCCTGATGAATGACAACATCCTTACCGTCGTTGCCGGCGACGACAAGCCAATCAAGCTTGTCCGCGAGGGCGAAGGCCTTGTCCACATGGGCGATGTCTGGGACAACCAGGATCTTTCTCAGGAGTATATCTACGGCGAGAAGTACGGCATGGGCATCCTGCTTGCAGGCGGCAATTCCGGCATCGGCCGCTATGAGATGACCTGATCTTAGATCGTCTTACCCATTAACCAAATTACGCCCACGGGGGTAACACTCCGTGGGCACAACTATTTACACAGCACGAAAGGACACGGATAGCGTATGGCAACAACGACAAGAAAAAGAAGCACAGCCAAGGCCGCGCCCAAAGCGGCGAAGACCGAGCCCGCGGCCGCGGAGCCGGTGAAGGTCATTCCGCAGGAAGTGGACGTACACCAGTACATCCCGGTCATCAACGGCTTCAACGGAATCCTGATCTACAAGAGCTCCAGAACGGGAGAGGTCTTCCGCTGGGACAACTTCGGCGATGAGCAGGACATGGAGCTGATGGAGCTTCGCAACGCGAAGAACACGAGCAAGGCCTTCTTCATCAACAATTGGTTCCTGTTCGGGGAGGACTACGAATGGGTGCTGGACTATCTCGGGATGCGCAACTTCTACCGCAACGCGGTGAACGTGGAGGGATTTGACGAGATCTTCCAGAAGACGCCCGCCGAGATCAAGAAGGTCATCAAGGAGATGTCCGACGGACAGAAGAAGTCCCTGATGTACCGGTCACGGGAACTGATCGCCTCCGGCGAGATCGATTCCAGAAAAGCCATTGCCGCGCTGGAGGAAGCGCTTGGTGTCGATCTGATCGAGAAGTAAGGAGGCGCCCATGAGCATTCCTTACGACGCGTTTACGGACGCGTTTTTAAATAAGATCTCGGAGTTCGAGATGCTGAAGCTGGACGACAACATCCGCACGGAGATCGTCGACGGGTTCCGGAAGAGGGCGGTGAGCGCCTTCAAAAAGAACTGTAAGGTCGATCTCTTTACCACGGGAGATGACGAGAGCAGGGTGTATCAGGTCGATGTCAGCGACGACGACTTTGACGAGCTGGTCGACATCATCTCGGAGGGGATGGTCGTACAGTGGCTGAAGCCCTTTGTGTATCAGCAGGATCTGCTTCAGAATCTTCTGAACACGAGAGACTACACGCTCTACTCCCCTGCTGAACTGCTCAAGCGTGTCGGGGACGCTTACAAAGGGGCACAGAGGGACTACACACAGATGATCCGTGAGTACAGCTACAACCACGGGGATCTGTCGGATCTGCACCTGGGAAGGTAACAACC